AGGCACATCTTACTGAATTGGATGTAGAGTTAGCCGTTGACCTTTGCGTATCAAAAACGGAACTTAAAACGCTATATTCATACAATATGGATTTAGTAAACAATAGCCCTGAATTAAAAGAAATATTCAAAAACAAACAATCAACTTTATGATAGATGCTAAACTTGAAAAATTAAGGGATAATGTTGCTTACTATGAGTGGAAGTTTGAATCTTGCCATAGATTTTGGAAAAATGAGTATTTAACCGAAATTAGAAAAGCAAAAGCCAAACTAAAGGAATACAAGGCAAAACACTATCCTGAAATGTTAACCCCATTATTAACCCAGCCAAAACCATTTATGCGAATGAGTGATTTTAGCGAACAATACGAAAACTATGAATGAATATCCTAGCATTGACTTGATGATTGGTCAATTAAACAAATCAATAACCGAAATAGAAGCCACAACTTTAAGTAAAGATAATTACGTTTTACAAACATTAAGGGTTGCATTAAGATTGGCTTTGGATATAAAAAAAGAGGAATTAAATTATTTTAAATCAAAAACAAACTAATATGCGATTAAGTACTTGCTGCGGAGCAGAAACCGATATGGAAGAAGTAGGCATTTGTCCTGAATGCCTTGAGCATTGCGATTGGGAAGATGAATATGAAGAATCATTAATTGAAGAACTTAAATTGACTGAAAAACAAGTTATAATCATTGTACAGGAATGGTACACAAATGGTATGTATCGTGATATATTGCAAAACGAACTAGGTGAAGATTTAGAAGAAATATGCGAACAAAAACTTGCAGAAATAAAATTTAGACCAATAGATGAGAAAGAAATACAAAAGGATTTAGATGCAGAAAACCAAATAGAAGAAGAACAAATTAATAAACACCAAAACAAATAAAATGATAGTATTAAATCTAAAAAAAGAGGACATTAAATTTACTGCTCACAAAAACGGAAATCACTACGCTACAATTGTTGTAGAGAAACGCAAAGAGTTAGATAAGTTTGAAAATACCCATACAGTTTATAACGGACAAACCGCAACTGAAAGGGCAGAGAAAGCCAAGAAGGAATATTGCGGAAATGGGAAGGAGTATGCGTATAAACCTGAAGCAAAGAAAGAGTTTGCACAAAACCAACAGGAGCAAGAAGATGCTGAAGATTTGCCATTTTAAAATTAATAAATGACACACGCATCATTATTTAGCGGAATAGGTGGGTTTGACTTGGCAGCCGAGTGGATGGGATGGGAAAACATTTTCCATTGCGAATGGAATCCATTTGGTCAAAAGGTTTTAGCCCACCATTTCCCGAATTCAAAATCTTACAATGACATCACAAAAACAGACTTCACTATTCACGCAGGAGCAATTGATGTTCTCACAGGAGGATTCCCTTGTCAACCATACTCACTTGCAGGAAAACAACTTGGCAAAGAAGATGAACGACACTTGTGGCCTGAAATGTTGCGAACAATTGAAGAAGTTAAACCAACTTGGGTGGTGGGCGAAAACGTACTCGGAATTGTTAATTGGGGGGGGGGGCTGGTTTTCAACGAGGTGCAAGTTGAATTGGAAAATAAGGGGTACGAAGTACAAGCGTATATACTTCCAGCTTGTAGCAAAAACGCTCCACACAAACGAGAGCGAACTTGGTTTCTTGCCTACTCCAACTCTGCAAGATTATACAAACAGCACATTTCCGCCAAGTCAATTAAAGAGAAGCCACGTAGTAGGATATTTGATGAGAAAGGGGATTTCCGCTCATTCCCAACTCAACCCCCAATATGTGGAGGAGATGATGGGTTTCCCAAAGAATTGGACTCTATTACCTTTTCTAAATGGAAAAATCAATCAATCAAAGCCTACGGAAACGCAATAGTACCACAAGTTGCTTATGAGATTTTTAAAGCCATACAAAGTTTTGAGGATATGGTTAAATAGGTTATATTTGCATAGGTGTCAGATACCTAATATTAAACTTATTGGCTCGAAGCTGAAACCCTAATCTGACTGGGGTGGATGCCTAGAGCCTTTTTTATTTATGAAAAAAGATGCGTTTTATTTTCCGCACTTTGCTAATGCAAGGCACGATAGGAAATTAAAAAGAGTACAAAAAGAACTTGGGTTGGAAGGTTATGCTATTTATTTCCAATTATTAGAAGTCTTAAGGGAACAATTAGATTATAAATATCCATTTAAAGATGTTGATTTATTAGCTGATGAAATGGGTACAAGTGAACCAAAAATTAAAGCAGTTATATGTAATTATGACCTTTTTAATTTAGATGAAGGCGATAACTTCTTTAGTATCAAGCAGATATATTATTTACAACCATACATAGAAAAGACACAAAGAGCAAGAAGTGCTGCTTTAAAAAGATGGGATAATGTTAATGATAATGCAAATGCAATGCAAATGCATAGCAAATGCAATGCCGATGCAATGCAAGTAAAGGAAATAAAAGGAAAGGAAAATAAAGTAAAACAAAATAAAGTAAAGGTTTTACCCATCCTTTTTAGGGATAGTATTTACAATGATATAAAAGTTTTTAGTGAAGCATTTTTGGGAACTCAATACGAAGGTGCTAACTTTAATTTTTACTATGAGAAAGTTAAGAATTGGTCTGATTCTAAAAACAACAAAAAAATAGATTGGATAGCCACCGCTAAAAATTGGATGGCAGATGATATGGCAAATAATAAATTTATAGATATAAACTTTAACCCAAATGCAAAACGAACTAATCCAAATCAGCAACTCTCTTATGCTGAACGAGAAGCCCAAAAACGAAATAGCTTATAAATTAACCGATAAATACGAGGTTAAAATATACGAGGCAATCAATTCAATGAGTATAAGTAAATGCTCAAAAATAGAAGTAAAAGAGGTACTTAAAACCTGTTTACAATTAAGCGGAACACAAACACCAGCAATGGATGACTTTGATTTTATTGTAGATTTCGTAATGGATAATTATGGAATATTTAAACTAAAGGAATTAAAAACTGCATTTGAAATGTTAGCAGCTGATAAGTTATCAGTTGATAAACATATCATTTTTAACCCCAAGTTAATCGGTGAGGTAATGTCTGCCTATAAAAAGATAGCAGTACAGGTAAGGCAAAAGATTGAACCAAAGATTGAACCAACTGCTCACAATTACATAGATGAAGAACAAGCCATTAAGGATGAAAAGGAATGGTGGGATAAGTCAACAAGAAAAGACTTTAGATTTATTAATCACCAAGTATTTGATTATATGTGGAAACGCAAAATGATTAAAATATCCAAAGAACAAGGAGATGATATAAAGGCAAAAGTTAGGTTATTCTTTTTGGCACAGGCGAAAAAAGCAAATGATATGTTAATTAACGATGAAACAATGACCCAGCAATGCAAAAAATATTCATTAATGATGCACTACAATAATCAACTATGAAAGAACTGTTTAAACTAACAATTGAGTTCACAAGGATATTTATAGGCTTTATACTTGCCATTACCATATTGGTAACATTTGACATTTACTACGAATTAAAACGACTATTAAAAAATGTTTGATATTCAAGTAAAAAATAGCATTATAGAACATTGCGAACAACAAATTGATAAATACAATTTTGGTCAAAGAAACACCGCAAATGGTAATAAAGAACAACAACTTACAGGTATTATTGGTCAATGTGTTGTAATGGAGTTATTCCAATTAGGACATATAAACGGAAAGGATGGCTTTGATAATGGAATTGATATAGTTTATACTAATATTTTTGGCTCAATTAGTTTAGATGTAAAAACAATGGGCAGAACTACAAGCGTAAAGCCTAATTATACAAATAACTTTATTGCATTACAGGACTATTTTAATCCTGAAGGTTACATATTTTGCAGTTATAACAAATCAAATAAAGTACTTACAATTTGTGGCTGGGTAACAAAACAAGAATTTATTAACAAAAGAAAGTATTTTCCTAAAGGAACAATACGAGAAAGGAGTAACGGAACAACATTTGAAACAAAGGCAGATTTATACGAAATTGATATTATTGATTTGAATGATGTTATTGATGAATTAGACCTTAAAAAACAATTGACTTTAATTATATGAACGGAGCAGAAAACGCACAACCAGTGAGAATGATATACCTAGACAATAAACAAGAAATAATATTTAAATCCATATCCTACGCTAAAAGAATAACAGGAGTAAATGAATACCAAATAAAACAATCCTTAAACCCAGTCAATAAGAAACGATTTACCCATAAAGACCGAATAGTTGTTTTTCGTACAATAAAGTCTTAAATTTGCATTATGGCTTTACAATCAATCCCAAGATTAACCGCAAAGGCACAACAAATATTTAACCGCTACATTAGGACTAGAGATAGTCAAGATGGATATTTTACCTGTATTAGTTGCGGTCAAGTATATTCAACTGATTTAATGGATTGCGGTCATTTTGTGCCTCAAAAGAATAGTTCATATTTAAGATTTAATGAATATAATTGTTCAGGTGAATGTAAAAAATGCAATGGATTTGATGGCTTTCATTTAATTGGTTATCGTAAAAACCTAATACAAAAGATAGGTCAAGAAATGGTTGATTGGCTTGAGGCAAACCAAAGAACTGTTAAAAAATGGAGCAGGACTGAATTAAACGAACTCATAGAAAAATATAAATAATGGCGAAACTTAACGCATCAGGCAAAGTCCAATTTGGCACAAGAAAAAAAGGTAGAGCAAAGAAATCTTACAATAAACATACACCAAAACCAAAGCCAAGTCGTGGACAAGGTAACTAATATGAAAGACACATTCTCAAAGAAAGAATATACCTGCAAGTGTGGAACTTTAAACGAAAGATACATTTGGCATAGTGAAGTTAAAACCTACACTTTGAAATGTAATAAATGCAGTAAAGAATTGGATTTAAACAACTTAAAAAGTAAAGAAGTACCACAAACTGCATCTATAAGAACACCAACAAAGAACCGATAATATGGAAATATTTGTAAAAGCATACTATGATGGTATGATGATTTTATTTTTCTCGTTTTTTATATTTTGCATAACAAGAAAAGGAGAAAGAACAAAAAAATGGTAAATAAAAATAAATAATGTTAATCAACGAAATCAAACCAAACCCAAACAATCCTAGACTGATTAAAGACCATAAGTTTAAACAACTTGTTAAGTCAATCCAAGATTTCCCCCAAATGCTTGAACTACGACCTATTGTCATTGATGAAAACAATATGGTATTAGGTGGCAATATGAGACTAAAGGCTTGTATTGAAGCTGGATTAACCGAAGTTCCTGTAATACACGCAAACAATTTAAGTGAGGAAAAGAAAAAGGAATTTATTGTTAAAGATAATGTAGGATATGGGGAATGGGATTGGGATGACCTAGCTAATAATTGGGATGCACAGGAACTTACCGATTGGGGTTTAGACATACCAAACTTTGATGTAAACAATTTAGAAGCAGAAGAAGATGACTTTGCAGTACCTGATGGCGGAACTGAAACCGATATTGTATTAGGTGATTTATTTGAAATAGGCGAACATAGATTGCTTTGTGGGGATAGTACGGATAGCGACCAAGTGGCAAAGCTAATGAACGGACAAAAGGCTGATATGGTATTTACCGACCCACCTTACAATATTGGATATAAAGGAACAATGAGTAATACAACAGTAAATGGAATTGAAGTTGGACACATTGCAATAAGTGCAAAGTACGATGATATAAAAAATGATAAAATGAGTGAAGATGATTTTTATAATTTTATATGTGATATTTTAAAAGAAATTAAATTAAATTGTAAAGGTGCATATTATATTAGTTTTGGAAGTCAAACTTTATTACAATTATTAAAACCATTAAATGATTTAAATATTGAATATAAATCCATAATTATATGGATGAAAAATCAATCAACAATAAGTGGCAAAGATTTTAAAAGCAGATACGAGCCAATTGTATATGGTAGATTTAACGATTCTTTTTATGGAAAAAGATTTAATCAAGAAGATATTTGGGAATTTCAAAGAACATTAAAAAATGATTTGCACCCAACAATGAAACCAATACCATTAATTGAAAATGCTTTAAACTATTCAAGTTTGGAAGGGATGAGCGTGTTGGATTTATTTTTAGGTTCAGGTTCAACAATGGTAGCTTCACATCAACTTAAACGCAAATGCTATGGTATGGAACTTGACCCAAAATACTGCCAAGTTATTGTTGACCGAATGAAGAAACTTGACGCAAACTTAATAATCAAAAAGAACGGATTACCTTTGTGATTCAATGAAAATTCAGTGAGAAATGGCAAATGAACAAAACTTAACTCCATTCCCTAAAGGAGTATCAGGTAACCCAGCAGGGAAACCTAAAGGAGTTGAACATAGCAAAACAAGACTATTGCGTTTACTACAACTCGTTACCAAAGTGCGTAACCCTGTTACAGGCGAAGATGAGGAGTTTACAATAGCTGAACAGTTAGATATGAAGATAATTGCAAAGGCAATGAAATCCGATTTAAGGGCATATCAGGAGATACTTGACCGACTAGAAGGCAGAGCAAAACAAACAACCGACATAAACGCAAACATTCAAGGTAGCGTTCAAATAGTAATACAAGAAGATGAGCGATGCAAACCAATTGAAGATTAATGCAACCCCTGTATTCTTTGCCAACAAAAGAGCATACGAAGGCAGCTATCCTGTCATTTGCAATGAAGGTGGCACAAGGAGTTCAAAGTCTTATTCCATTGTTCAGTTACTGATTGAGATTGCTTACAACAATCCAAAGACAAGGATTTCAATAGTATCGCATTCCCTTCCACATATCAAGCGAGGAGTTTACCGAGACTTTAAATCTATAATGGAGAATTGGGGTTTATGGCAAGACAATGACTTTAGCTTTTCCGATTTTATATACACTTATCCCAATGGGTCTTACATTGAACTATTCGGATTAGAAGATGAAAGTAAGGCAAGAGGACCAGCAAGGGATGTTCTATTCATCAACGAAGCCAACTTAATCAAAAGAACTTTATACGACCAATTACTAATGCGTACAACAGGCAAGGTGTTCCTTGATTGGAATCCTGCTGACTTTATTAATTGGGTTTATGAAATAGCCGACAATCCTGAAAACAAACGCATTCATTCTACCTACCTAAATAACCTGCCAAACCTATCCGAATCACAAATAAAAAACATTGAGCAATATAAAAACCTACCTGATGATTTTATGTGGAAGGTTTACGGACTTGGAGAACGAGGTGCAGCAAAAGAACTTATTTACACCCAATGGAAACAATACGACACCGCACCTGAAGGCGATGTATTCTATGGGCTTGACTTTGGATATGTGCATCCAGCTGCATTAATAAAGGTTACCCATCACGAAGGGGAAAACTACTTTGAGGAAATCATTTATCAAAGTGGGCTTACATTATCCGACCTTACAAGATTGATAAAAGAGAAAGTACCTGAACGAGCAACAATCTACGCAGATGCAGCCGAACCTAAATCAATAGAGGAACTTTACCGACAAGGCTTTAATATTAAACCTGCTCAAAAAGATGTATGGGCAGGAATAGTAAAAATGAAATCTTATCCTATAAACATCCACTTTCATAGTCAAAATCTTAAAAGGGAATTTATGTCGTACAAATGGAAAAAGGATAAAAATGATAATGTAATTGAAGAACCTGTAAAAGCAAATGATGATGCTTTAGATGCTTCACGATACGCAGTATTTACTCACTTGACAAAACCTAAATTTGCGGTAAGTGTATTTTAACTTAAATTTCTTTAACTTTGTTTAAATTCTAATAATATGGGTTTATTTGACATCTTCACTAAAAAGAAGATTAACACACTATTTCCAACAATTCCAATGAACTCCCAAATAGCAATTGAAAGGGGTATAGTTACTTGGCAAGGAGCAGACCAAAGAAGTTTTGTTGATGATGGATATGTAGCAAACGATATAGTTTACTCAATCATTAAACTAATTACCGACAAAGCTAAAATTGCACCATTCCACGTTTATAAGGTTGTAGATGAAAAGGCTGCAAAGAAATACAAATCTTTAGCTGCACAAAAAGACATCAACTTAAAAGAACTTGAGACTTTACATAAAAAGG